GTAAGGATTACGACGCTAATGGAACACCTTTTAAACATCCAAATCTACTGTTAACGGAAAGAATACCCGAATGGGTAGATCCTAGTGATGGAGGAGCCGTTACAAAAATTAGTGCCGGGGATGTTCTTACTACTCAGAAGATGGATGACTACTCATTGCAGTATGGATATCCCTATCGCAATCCAGTTTTGCAACGAGCCGCTATCGGAACGATCACAAATAATAGACCTTGCGCGATGACTGAGATCGGACTTAAATCTAAGGTCTTTGCAAGTATCAGGGGATCAAATATAAATGGAGTACCTAATAAAGAGGGTCTTGATCAAATATGGGACGATAAAGTTAATTTCCAGGTAGGTACTGTTGATCTCTATTTAAAGAGGTATTCATTCTTTAAGTTGCAGGTTAGAAAAGCTGGAAGTAAAGGTAATTGGAATGACTTAAATAATGAAACTGAAAGCGGCCACAGTGGTATTTTTTGCGTCAAAGGTAATACCCCTGAGTTTCAATACAACTATATAAAGATTACCCACCCCGGAGCTGGCTCCTCTATCAATAGTCAATTTGAGTATCGCTTTAAACCCTACCCCGGTAATAATGTCGCTCTATTCCATATTGATCAGAAATTTGATTTATTAAATGCGACTATTTCTAAGTCAGGTCAACGTGAAGCTGAGTTTGCATCCGCTACAGACTTTGGGGAATTCATAGTTACTTTTGCTGGTAGGTCTGACCTAGTAATAACGTATGATGAAGCGTCAAATACAGAGTGGATACTTTCTTATAATACCGGCAATGTAGGATCAACAGAAGCAACCGGCTCTGTAACTGAGTTAGCAACCGGTTCAGCTAGTGGTAGTAATAGAGGTAGCAGTAGTAGTAGGACAGTCCAAGTTCAGATAGGTCCATTACCTCCAGAGCCAGAACCTGAATACAACTACGACACTACGCAGGGACAAGAAAACGAGACACTAATTTCACTCAATAAAAATTGGAATGGTGGTCAAGAATGGTCTTGGGTTGTTTATAAAAACGGTGTTGAGGTTGGGCATCAGCTCACGCCTCCGGGTTACTCTGCTACCAGTCTTTCTATTGAAAGTTTTGATGATGTTCCGGGTCAGCCACAGATCTATAGCACTACTAGCGCGACAGCAGACGTAACAACTAACCCTATTAATGGTTCCGAAGTTGAATACTTTAACCTAACCTCTAAGAGCGTGGGTATTCCTTTAACTGTTGGAGTAGGTATTACTTAAATGGGATCAATCAATCCAACAGTACCAACAACAACTAGCGGTAATGGAACCGGTCTTACTGTAAAGCTGAATGTTTCATGGGACTCCTACTACAACTGGGATGCTAGTTGGAGCATTGTTGAAACAGGTACTGGGTACCAAGTAGGAGACACAATTACGATTGCTAGGCCGTTTGATTTGCCTACTGTTACTAATTCAAGTGGTAACTATAAAGTGTTTCCCAACGGCGCACCGAATATAAGCGTTACTGGAATAAAGGAAGATACAAGAAAAGCTATTGAAGGGAACCTAAATTGGTTAGATGCTATAGCCGATTATGTTCAGATGCCGGGGATGGAACATAAGAGTCATCAAGAGGGGCCGGAGCATGAGTGTGTATATATAAACGAATTGATAAATCCCGGTAGTGGTAAGGCTTCTTACATGGATTTAGCTATAGGTGGAATTAGGATTAACAGCGCAAAGGAGTGGACTACTTTCACTCAGCTATCGGCATACTTTAAGAAGGGAATTAAAGTAACAGATCTAGCTTCTACTGAAGCTTGGGATAGCAATACATCTTATACAGTTGATTCTAATTTAGCCAGCCTGTTTAGAACTATTTTTTATAAAGGAAAATCATATAGATGTTTAAAGGCTCCGAATGTAAACAAAAAACCTGATGAGCAACCAGAATATTGGAAAGAACATAAAGAAGCAAGTAATAACTTTGTTGAGATTGCGTATGCCCTACTAACCGATCCTTATCTAGGCGCGGGGGATTTAGTCGGTATTAATGCCGTTGGTGATATGACTAAAGCAGCGAAGTTTGTACGAGCTAATGGCTTTACTTGGGATGGGATGATCACTAACAAAATAAACTTAAGAGATTTCTTACATACACACGGAACCTATAACCTTTTAGATTTCACAGTAATTGGAGGAAAGTTTAGTTTTTCACCTGCTGTCCCTTACAAGACAGATGATTATACAATTGATTACACGGCGAATATAGGTAAGGATCATATAAGTGGACTTTTCACAGACGGCAATATTAAAGATCTCAAGTGTAGTTTCCTTAGCCCTGAAGAAAGACAACTCTTTAAAGCCAATGTCCTATACAGAAAGGAAAGAGCGAATGGTTTCGCTGAAACTAAGTCAGTTATGTACCGATTAGGTGATTCCTACGGAGGTAAGAACACTGACCCAATCGAAACTTATGATCTATCAGGCTTTGCTACGACTAGAGAACAGGCAGTCAAATACGCTAAATATATTTTAAAGATAAGGAAAGAAGTTGATCATGGACTGAGTTTTAAAACAAGTCCTCAATACTGTGTAAATCTGGCCCCCGGTTCATATATACGGGTTGTCTCTGAGGCAACTCATGTCGAGCGCTACAGAAATGGCGTTATTACTGAAGAAGGAAAAGTCATTAGTAAGGACACGATTACCGGTGTATATGATATTTATTACTGGAAACCCGGAACAACAGTTGAGAAAGTAAAGGAAGCTAACAACGTAAATTTCACAACAGGTGAGGGTCTTGTCGGTGGTGTTTTATTTGCGATAAAAGATTCGGTAACAACTAACAGGGTTTATAAAGTTGAGACTATTTCTTATGCAGAAGACGGATTAGTTGAAATTTCTGGTAGTCATGCACCCTTAACTGCTTCAGGTTCATTAGCTATTCTGGATGGATGGAGTGGAGTCCTTAATCACTTTATGGAACTTACCTAATGGCAACTGGAGCGCAACCTTTCCCAACAGTTAAACCAACTTCTAGGTCGTACACACCGGGAGAATACCCAACGCAAGAATTTGTCTCGCTTGACGGGACCAAGACTTACCTGCGATACGGGAATAAAAGATCTGATTCAACATTGGATCTTGGGTTTAATAACATTACTGACAGTGAGGCAGATGAAATTTTAGATAACTACGTTGCAGTTAACGAAAACTGGACAACAGCAGATGAAAAGACTAGATGGGTGACGTTTACTAACAGTGATGGTCTTAACGGTGCTGAATCTGGTTTGCCTTCATACTTAAGTGAGGCGGGTCTTAGGTGGCGTTACTCCAAGCCTCCAAAGGTTAAGAGTGTGCAAAAAGGCATCAGTAATGTGACCTGTTCCTTTGTTGCTTGTCTAGATTCGCCTAAACTAAGTTAACTCCTTTCAACTTACCTAAATCAAGTGGCATTTTATTCAGGTCAAGATGGCAAGCTTTATATAGATGGCAGTGCTTCTGAAGCGGCGAAAGTTGTTTCTTGGTCATTCTCAGCTTCGCAATCCACTCTTGACACAACCAGTCTTTCAGATACAGATCGGACGTTAATCGAAGGTATTCGCAGTATCTCAGGGAGCTGCCAGATCTATTACCACAGTGATGCCAGTAGCTCTGGAGATGCTACAACTATGATTGGCAAACTAATAAAAGCACGTAGCTCGGCAGGTGTTCCCGGTGTTGCTCCAAAGCAGAACGCAACAACAGCAGAAACAGCGACAACTCTTGAACTTGGTTTTAAGGATTACCAAGGCACGACTAAGAAGATTAAGTTACCTGTTGTCTTAACCAATGTTTCGATGACAAGTTCTCAGGGTGAAGTCTTATCTGCCAATATTTCGTTTGAAGCTAACGGCGCACCTAGTTCAATAACTATCTAATGTCTGGGAAAATTATCACCGGTGATGATGGGTACGTTGAACTACAACGAACCTCTCTTGAATACTCAATGCAAACGACATTGGGAACAGCCGACGTTAATACAAATCGTAAACGCTTCTCTGTTGATGGGATATCAGATAGCGTAATCACCGGCGATAGAATAGAAATTTCAACTGTTGACGGTTCAACTCTTGAATTAGTTAGCGGTCATACTCACTCAGACGGTGCTTGGTTTGCTCATGTTGATGCTGTAGGAGGAATACGTTTATATGATTCTTTTGACAATGCAATTACGGGAGGTTCGACTAACGCTCTAACTCTTGTTACTCCGAGTGCATCAAAAGCGATAAGTTTTAAAGCGCGTGATACTTCTTATCGACCACTTGCGAGAGTACGTGATTTCGAGTTCACAACTAATCGAGAGTTAATTCAGACTGAGACTTTAGGTTCTAAGTTTAAAGAGCAATATGAAAACGGATTAATTCAAGGACAGGGTACGGTTAACTGCTTTTGGGAGCATCGCTATTTATTATCTGATTCAGATACCCGTCAGGTCGTTAAGCCAGAGTTTGCGGCTTACCTAGCTCGGTTAATTCTTCGCTTAGATCAGGGTTGTGATTTTAATGGTCGCTTCTTTATGTATAGGGAGAGTGAAGGTTCCACTAATAATTGTTGGTGGGAATGTGAAGCTCAAATTACTAACTGCGCGATAAATGTACCTGCGGGAGGTGTAGTTGAATCAAGAATAGAGTTTGTTACAACAGGTAAATTTCAACTGAAGACTGGTGATACACCGGGCTTCTTAAAACGCGAGACATCAGGCTACTTATTACAAGAAACAGGCGGTAAGCTTTTTGTAGAAGATGATCCGACCTAATCGAGGCAAGCATACTAAGATAAGTTAAATAGTTCAAGCGAGTGAATGACTGATTATCGAATAAGTGGGCTTAATCCTTTAGCGAAGGTAGACTTAGAGGCTGGAGATGAATTAGCTGTCGTAGATGGCAGCGCGTCGGAGACAAAACGAATCACAGCTAAAGCATTAGTAGAAAAAGGAGTTTCCTTGATCGATGCGGGATCAATACCCGGTTCAGCGATAGCTACTCTCGGTGCAAATACGGTAGTAACGGCAAGTATCGCAGATGGAAACGTCACCAATGCGAAGCTGCAAAATTATGGTTTTGAGCTAGGGGGTCTGTCAATTGCGCTTGGTAGTATTGATAATACTCCGGCCCTGGATCTAGTTGACGCAACTAATTATCCAGCGTCTTCTTTAACGGGCACTGTATCTAACAATCAGTTAGCCGGGTCAATTGCCAATAATAAATTAGCTAATTCGTCTATATCTTTAGGAGGGGTAAATATAAATCTCGGAGATACAATTGCGACTCCAGTATTTGATCTAACCAACGCAACAAATTATCCTGCATCTTCTCTAACGGGTACGTTATCTAATTCTCAGTTAGCTGGCTCAATCTCTAACTCTAAGCTTGAAAATAGTTCAATTACTATTGGCAGTGTTGTATTAAATCTTGGAGATAACGATAGTAGCCCTAGCTTTGACCTATCAGATGCAACGAATTATCCAGCGTCCTCATTAACCGGCACTATTACTAATACTCAGTTAGCTGGAAGTATTCAAGGATCAAAAATTCTTTCGGGGAGTATTTCTTCAACTGAACTCGGAACAAATTCCGTGACGGCGGTTGAGTTAGCCAATCTATCCGTGGATACGGCGGCTCTAATTGATTCAAGTGTGACCGATGCGAAGATCTCAGCGGTAAGTGGTACAAAAATAACTGCGGGGTCTTTACCAGCTACAGCTATAAACGCGAGTAATTTAGGAACCGGTTTAGCTATTTCGAGTAATAACCTCGTAATTGATAACACTGTGGCAGCCGGAACCGCTGCGAAAGTCACGTTCTCTAGTGTTGGGATAATCACCGGTAGTGCAAGTCTCGCACCTAGCGATTTACCAATAGCTGATGCAACTAATGTTGGTGGCGTTTCTATAGGAGGTGGGTTAGCGATTACTGGGGCAGGTGCTTTATCCCTTTCAAATAGCATTACTGCGGCTACGGTTTCAGGTATTCAGTTCAATGCCTTTGGACAAATCGTATCAGCTACAAGTCTAGTCAGTAGCGACCTACCAATATCAAATTCATCTCAAGTTGGTGGCGTTAAGATTACATCAGGAGGGGGTTTAAGTGTCGATGGAAGTGGAGGCCTTTCAACATCTACTAGTGGGATCAGTGGAGGTACATATACTAAGCTAACCATTAATGCAAAAGGCGTTGCTACAGCAGGAACTGTTCTTGCAGCTTCTGATATACCAGATCTTGATGCTAATAAAATAAGTAGTGGAACTCTTGATGCGGCGAGAATTGCTTCGTCTTCTATAGCGGGTGTAAAACTTTCCGACGCTAGTACGACTATATTCGGCGGTCCTGATTCAACAACCAATATCACAAGTTTCCCTAGCGCGGGAGATTTCAAAGGTCAGCGATTCTGGGATGAATACACTCAAGACGAATATATATGGACCGGTGCTAGTTGGACTGCGATAACAACAACAGCAGGGGAGCTAACCCTTTTAGGGACTTATTCGGCATCTGATAATACTCTTTCAAGCATAACTACTGAAGGTGGTGCAGCGGGTTTAACTGCCACTGCTGCTCTACCTGCTGCATCTGCTCAAAATAAGCAAGGTTATGTTGTTGTTGACGACACTGGGACCGGTTCATCTCCGGCTCCGACTGTAACTCTTAATGCTCCCGATTATCTTTTAAGTGATGGCTCAAATTGGAAGCATATTGATGTATCGGGGGCTATGGCTGCCACTGCTGCTACACAGGTTTCCGTCAATACCTTTGCACATGGTGGCTCCACCGATGTTATTAACACGGTTCAGGCTTCTCTAGAGAATTTAGCTACTAACAGACTCAGAAATTCAGGCGGTGACATAACGGGTGCTCTTACTATTAAGGAAGCAGGTTCGTTGGTTTTTGAGGGTACTGATGCTGAGTCTTCAACAACGACACTTTCAGTAGTTGACCCTGACGCTAATCGAACGATCAATTTGCCGAATATTAGTGGAACTCTCATTACAAGTGGAGATTCAAATACAGTTACAGCAACAATGGTTGATGGGAGTCTTACTCACGCAAATTTAGCGAGCAGTGCAGCCATCGCGTTTAGCCAACTTGCCGGACTAACAGCAGCTTCGATACTTATCGGCAACTCAAGCGGTGTAGTTACAGAGTCAACAGTCACAGGAGATATATCCATTACTGACGCTGGAGTAACTTCCATCGGAGCGGGTAAGATTGATAACGCAATGGTTAGCAGTACGGCTGCTATCTCAGGTTCAAAAATTACCGCTGCAAGTACGTCAGCATCAGGAACAGTTCAGTTAAATGATTCAACTAGCAGTACTTCTACAAGTGAGGCGGCGACGGCTAATGCATTGAAAGAAACCTATGACTTAGCTAATACAGCAAACACGGCTGCGTCGGCGGCTTATTCAGCTAGTGGGGGAACAATTAGCGGAAATGTGACTATTTCTAGCGGTAATGAGTTACGAATAACAGAACCTAGCTCTGGCTCAAACTACACCGCATTTAAAGCGCAAGATCAGAGTGATGCAGACATAGTTCTCACATTACCGGCGGCTGCACCAGCAGGGGGAGACGTTTTGAAAGCGAACGCAAGTACACCTACAACCCTTGAGTGGGGTCCTGACGTAACAGATACAGCAGCGGCAAATCTAACAGGTGCAACTCTCGCCTCTGGTGTGGTAAACAGTTCTCTCACATCGGTTGGTACACTTGCTTCTCTTACAGTCACTGCAACAATTACTGGTAGTGTTAGTGGTTCAGCAGGTTCTTGTACGGGTAATTCTGGTGGTTTTACGGCTGGATCAGCGTCAAATCTAAATGCGGGGACACTCGGTGATGCACGCTTCCCTGCAACATTACCTGCCATTAGCGGAGAAAATTTAACCTCATTAAACGCTTCAAATATATCCTCTGGAACCATTGCAGCCGCTAGGATTCCAACACTTAATCAAAGCACAACCGGTTCCTCTGGATCTTGCACAGGTGATGCTACTGGTTTATCGGGTACACCCAATATCACTGTTGGTACAATCGATTGCGGTAACATCACTGGAACTGGAACGGTATCAGATATCAAAGGTGATCTAAGAACTATTGTTCAAACTTCTAAATCTTCTCAACATACAATAGTTGCTTCTGACGCAGGAAAACATTCAATTAACACTAGCGGGGGTTGGGTATTTGATACCAGTACAGGTTTTACAGCAGGACAGGCGATTACGTTAATAAACGCGGATAGCGCTGATCAAACTATTACATCTACAGGTGTTACTCTTTACAACGCTGCTGATGGTAGTACTCCTTCAAAGATAGCGGCAAGAGGAATGGCTACTGTACTTTGCACAGCTTCCAATACTTATTACATCTCAGGTGCAGGGTTGTCATAAATGTACCTACTAACTAACACACAAGGAGGTTATTAAATGCCTATTCAACAAATGATGCTTGGCGTAGGTGCGGGGCTTGATTT